TGCAGTTGTATTGTTGCACTTTATAAAAAAGTGCAACGCATACAACTGACAACTACTATATCGAATACAACTGGTTGTATCGGAGTTGTATTGACAGTTCTGTATCTCTTCCCGTCTCCCAGATCGCTTATGATTTTTATCCTTTTTGACAGTTGTATTGTAGTTGTATTCGGGTTGGTCAAAGAGGGATTTGACAGCTCAGAAACCAGTTGTATTGGGGTTGTAGTGGTTGTAGTGGTTGATACAACTGGTTGTATTGGATATAACTGAACATTCTGTAGGTACCCTGCTAAACACTCCTTTCGTTTCACGGAAAGAAATGTCAAAGAAATACTTGACAGAAATGTATTTTGTGTGTTATAATAAAAATATGGGATAATGAAATATAGTTAGAACGAAAGGAGAACAAAATGGACATTATGGAAAGAGATACTATCAAAATGGTAAGGAGAGTATTGTATAAGATCCTTGCCGCATCGGACGATGATGTGAAAATGACTTTAAGAGAATTAGTAGAGGCAGTTGAACAGGAAAAATGGTACAAGGCAACATGGAAGGCCGAAAAAGCCATAAGCGATTATGGCATAAATAGAGCCTTGGAACACAATGCTGCCGATGGAAACATAATACCGTTTAATGCCATAGAGTTGGCAAATAGCATTGTACAGATCAATGCAACGATGACCCTTTACCATAAGTTTGAAACTAAAATAGACGAAATGGTAACTGTTGACCAAATAAACCAAGTATTAGTGTCGCTCTACTTAGACTCGATAGAAAGTTAAAAATAAAAAATTGTTGCAAAGTGGGGGATTTAATCCCCCACAAGAAAGGAGAAAGAAATGAATGTAATAAGCTGGAAAATAATATATGACGGTGGGGAGCAAACCCACATAGAAAATATATTCAGAGGGCTTTATGAAACAAAAGATTGGAAAGAACTTCATACTGCCCTTTGGGTGTGGCTATCACTCGATGGGAAAAGGGAAAAATATGAGTGGTTTCAGAAGTTTGGCGTTCCAAGGGTTAGTAATGATTGTTTCGCTTGCGAACAGGCGAAAGATCATCTCATTTGCAAACAATCGGGAGATTATTGTGACCATTGCCCACTAACAAGAAAAACAGCATTCGGTTGTCTTGACGGCGATTATGACCAATGGTGGAGTGCCGATTTCGAGACAAGAGAGTGTGTAGCAGAAAAGATCGCTAATGCTGAATGGGATATTAGAAAATAATTGAAAGGAGAAAAAAAAATGAAGAATGAGGAGATTACTACCTGGATCCCGGTGGAAAAGGTACTACCGGAAGAAGATGGGGAAGTTCTTGTAACCTTAGAGGTGAACCTTTTAGGGGAAATCCGCACTTGTTTTGACTTCGCATATTTCTCAAAAGATTTATACGAAGTAGACGACCACGAGTTCCAAGACAAAAAGGGTATAGCAGGGTTTTATAATCATAGTTGGAATGGTGGAGTTTGTGAAGTCAAACCGACTTCATGGCACCCACTACCTGAAAGGGGAAAATAAAATGAAGAAGAGAAAGTTTATCAAAAAACACTCGTACGGCATAACCGCCGTACTGATCTTAACAGCATTAATGATCTTGGCAACACCGAATAACGGATTCGGCGGAGAATGGTTGATTTTAATCGCTTATAGCATATATCTAAAATATAATTGGAATGAAAGGAGAAAGAACAATGAGGATTAAACAAATTAACAGTCAGCATAGGAGAGATTTTTACGCAGATTATGAGTGCGAAAATTGCGGATATATTGAAAAAGATAAATCCGGATATGATGACACAAACTTTCATGTAAATGTAGTTCCCAACATTAAATGCCCGAAATGCGGTAAGAGTTCAAACGATTTGGGCAGCGATTACAGACCTTTAACAACAAAGTACCCAGATTGGAAGCAGGTGTAAATGATTGGAGTTCGGTGTATCTGATATGCGACTGGCATAGCAGAGAAAGGAGAAAGAATAATGAAAATGAATGAGAAAATGAATGAGGAAAAGAAAGAGTTTATCGCAGCTCTCAGTGACACTTTGAAAATAGACAGCAGAAGTGGTGTTGAATCGATTAAGTATGCCACAGACATATGGTTTGAGGACATACTGTACGAAGAGGTTGTTACGATATATTTTAAGGGTGGAGCTTACAAGCTGATTAATGTTACCGCCAACAGCAACTTCTCAAATGCAAAGGAGATCATAAAAGCGGTCTATGGCGGTGCGGTTGTGGGGCTTCTGTTTTATGGATTTGAGGAAGAGTGCGACTGAGCAAATAACGATTAAAGAGGAGGATTAATTATGTTCGACATTTTTGCATCAATAGAGCTAACCAACCTTGGTTGGTCGAGCGATTGGAATGGATACGAAGTAGGTTATCCCGAATCAGAAGTAGTAGGTCTATATTCACAGGAAAGGGATGATGGGAGTTATAGTTTTTACATCGACATGGAAACGGACAGGGTGCTTGACTTTTGGAAAGATGAGGATTGAACACCAACCGCAGGAAGTGTAGTAAATCGGAGGTATAACATGGCAAAAATTATTAAAAATAAAGCTATACATGGATATCGTGTAGAAGCACAGGGATTATTATCTAAACAGACGTTTTTCCCCGGCGAAGAAGTAATGTTATTCATGTATGGTATGACGTACAAAGTTCGTATAATAGATATATGGCCGGGGTATATTGAAACTGATGTTGGAGTAATACCGATTGATGCTATCGGATCAATCTCTTATTAAAAGGAGGTCCTGCGATGAAGAAGTATTTAATATTGAGTATCAAATTATTTTTATGTATGTTGGTTGTGGCGGGTATGTGTATAGGCATCCGAATGCAGTATGAGAATACTACACACCTGAACAAGATCGACAAGCTGATTAAGCAGGAATCAAAAATAGTCAAGTCCATACAGAATTATTACAATAGTAATAAATGGAAGCAGCAAGTCAAGTGCAAGGGTACATTTACAGTATATTGGTATACAGACAACGAAGCGTGCTGCGGAAAGACTGATGGGATTACTGCATCAGGGACCCAAGCTACAGACGGTCGGACCATAGCGGTTGACACCAGCGTAATTCCAATGGGGTCCGTCGTATATATTGATCAGGTCGGATTCCGGGTAGCAGAAGATACAGGTAGTGGCGTCAATGGTAAATCTATTGACGTGTTTACAGATAGTTATAGTGAAGCAGTTAAAAATGGAAAGCAGCACCTACAGGTGTATGTTTTCAAGTAAGGAGTACAAAATGAGTAAGACGAGAGAACTAACGGATAAGCAGAAGACGTTTATCAAATTCCTTTCAAAGGAAGAATCATTCAAGAGATCGGATTCCATTATCTTTATCGACGATTATACTGAGACACTGGAAAGCGAAGGCATAATGAACAAAATGGCAGCTGGGGCTATGGTATCCACTCTGAAAAAAGACCCGGCAATCATAGAGGTGGTACGAGTATCGGATTCCATCTACAGCAGGAAGAAGATCAAGTTGACAGATCTGGGTCGTGAGATATATAGAAAGCTCAGAAAGGAATAGTAATGAAAAGGTGGCGGAATCAGGAAGAGGCATATGCTTTCGCTATGTCTCACCCCTCGGTAATGCTGGATATGGAAATGGGGACCGGAAAAACAAAGGTGGCTATTGACGTATTAATGGACAGACCCGATGTATATAGAGTGCTGGTGGTCTGTCCTAAACCCGTGATCAGCGTGTGGAAGTCAGAGATAAAGAAGCATGTTGATGGGACCAGAATAGGTATATGCGTATGGGGTGAAGAAAAGGGAACAGTAGAACAAAAAGCTGAACATCTATCACCCGGCATATGCGCAGATAAAATAGCGGGATGGAAGCAGATAGTTATACTCAATTATGAGGTAGTATGGAGAAAGCCTATGAACAAAACGCTGCGGGACTTAGACTTTGACATGGTTATACTCGATGAATCACACCGGGCCAAGTCCGCCGGGAGTAAGACCAGTAAATTTCTGGGTATACTGGGGCGGTCCGTCAAATATAAGATGTGTCTGTCTGGGACGCCTATGGCTAACTCGCCACTCGATGTATACGGCCAGTATCGATTTCTGAATCACACCATATATGGTACTAAGCATAATGATTTCCTCAGTAGATATGCCATATTTGGGGGTCCGGAGCGTAAATTTATAGTGGGGTTTAAAAATCAACAGGATCTCAACAGAAGATTTCAGTCGATTGCATACACATGCACTATGGACAGTATAAAAGATCGGGTAAAATTACCCCCGAAACTTCCGCCGCGGATCGTGTATGGTACTCTTAACAAGAAAAGCAGGAATGTGTATAACGAGTTGTCCAAGGATTTTATAGCCAATATGGGAACAGATGGGGACATCGTTGTGAAAAATGTGCTTACTCTATCGCTGCGTCTTATGCAGATATGCTCCGGGTTCGCTGCTATAGAACAGGATCTATGTGGGACCACACATATTACAAAGATTAATGACGTAAAGATTAACATGCTGAAGGAGATCGTGGTTGATCTGCATGGTCACTTCGTGGTATTCTGTACTTTTACACATGACATCAGGGAATGTAAAACTGTACTGAGTGATCTGAACATACCAGTGTACATTCTATCAGGACAGCACAATGAACTGAAAGAATGGAAAGACGATACACGCGGAGCCTTGATAGTACAGTTGCAGGCTGGATCCGAGGGTATTGACTTGACTATTGCACATACATGTATATACTACACCCTTCCGTATTCACTGTTCACATATGAACAATCAATGGCAAGGTTATATCGACCAGGGCAGACAAGACCAGTACTTTTCATATATCTGCTGATAGAGGATTCTATTGATATTGGGGTGTATGAAGCGTTATGTATGAAGAAAAATATCATTGAAGAAATAAAAGGAGGGCGCACAGACTATATATGTAAAAAACGATAAGCAAAAACCCTATTGACACATTGCGCGGAGCGTGGTATAATGGGATTAACACTGAAGCACAAAAAGAAAGGAGAACATTATGAAAGCAGGAGTTGCAGATAATAGACTAAAAGAACTGAGGGATAGATCACGCCTTACGCTGGATGAAGTATCAACACTCACGGGATTCGATATCACTACTATATCTCGCCATGAATCAATGGATCGAAGTTTGTCAGACGACGCTATTGAAAGGTACGCCAAGTTGTATAAAGTAAATACCCACGAAATATTCAAGTTGGGATAATCTTATGAATACGACAGATATAGCAATACAGTATAGTAGCTGGGGCTGGAGTATACTGCCAGTCAAGCCTGTTGAGAAGCGACCATACATGATGAACTGGACGGAGTATAACCAGAAGAGGGCTAACGAAGCCAGTCTCCGATCGTGGTTTGATAATCTAATGAACCCCGGTATAGGTGTAGTTACAGGCAAGATATCGAACATAGTAGTAATAGATATGGATCAGGATTGCCCAATAAACCTACAGGAGATGTTGCAAAAATATCCCACTGGGTTATATTCCATAACTGGATCTGGTGGGTATCACCTGTTCTATACATACCCACCAGGATGTGACCATGTGAAGAATCGGGTTCGTATCCAAGAGGGTGTGGATATCCGGGCTGATGGGGGGTTTATAGTGCTACCACCTACAACGCATAAATCTGGGAAGCAGTACAAGTGGCTTGGGTGTGCCCAGATGGGAGTATTCCCGATGTCACTGGTAGAAGCCGTTAATAGCGTTAAAGACACACAAGAACAATGGATTACTGAACTTCTTAGTGGTGTTCCACAGGGAGGGAGGAATGATGCAGCAGCAAGGCTATGCGGGTACTTTTTTAAAAAGGGAATCGCCAGTGACGTAATCGAATCGCTGCTGGTAGCATGGAATCAGAAAAATGACCCTCCTATGCCCATATCTGAGTTACGAACTACTATGGCGTCTATCCAGAAAAGTCACGCAGGTGTATCCACCGCTCAGATAGTCGAGTTTATTGATGACACTCAGACAGGTAACACCATTTCCAGAGATATACAGAGTGTATTACCGGATGAATTTAAGCTATTACCGATGCAAGCATATATAAAGTCATACGGGGGGAACGGCGTTGAATGGTCTGTAGATAAATGGCTTCCGAAATCCTCTGTTACGCTGATGGTGTCGCCACCGGAATCATACAAGACATGGATTTTACTCGATCTGGCTGTATCAATAGCCACCGGGTCCAAATTTCTTGATAGCTTCGACGTTAACACAACCGGTCCGGTGATGATCATCCAGCAGGAAGATAGCCACGCGGAATTAACGGAGCGTCTATCGCTGATATTTAATGAACGCTTGGACTATCATATGATGATAAATAATGGTGAATATGAGATCCCACCTATCCCAGACATACCGATATACATACACCCGAATAGGTCTTTGAGGTTTGACAACAAACAGGTACTTTCAAATCTGGAAAAGAGGATTGCGGAAATAAAACCCGCCGTTATTATGATCGACCCATTATATTCAGCAGCCAGCACCGACAACTACATGGCGGGATCGGCAGAACAGATGATGGTTTTAAAAACATGGAGAGATAAATATGACTGCTCATTCGTAATCGCACACCATAGCAAGAAAAATATTAACCCCGACAGTACAGCACGTGAGGATTCGTGGGGATCTCAATTCCTGAACGCGTTTCTTGAAGCTGGATGGCAAATAAGGCGTGGGTCCAAACTGGGGCAGAATGAAGTCATCGTAAGACGTCATTCAAAGACCATGGGTAATCAGGCCCCAATATCGCTGAAGTTCGACATATCCACGGTGTACCCATTCAAGTATCACGTGGAGTGTTCGGAGTATACAGTTACTTCGGACAAAACAGGTGTACAAAACACATTATTCGAACTGATCAAGGACAAGCCTATGAATCAATTAGCTATGGCTACTACATTAGGCAAATCCAAATCAACGATCAGCAGACAGCTGAAGCAGTTAGAAGCGTCCGGGTGCATAGAGAAAATGCCGGACGGGAAATATATGGTAAAGGAGATAGAAGATGAATAAGTATTTATTCAACCCAGACAAGCACGATACCAGGGGAATGGTATCCGCATCTCAGATATTGACTTATCTGAAATGTAGTCAGGCATGGAAATACCGATATGTAGACAAACTGATACCCAAGATTGACAGACCTGTAATGACAATCGGCAAGTTATGTCACAAAGGACTTGAAGCTGTGTGGCGCATTCGGTATCAGCAGCAGGAAGAGGACGACACATTCGAATACGATATCGAATCATTCGTGGATCCCGCTATGGAAGCCATGGAACAACTCTTTTCCGAGTATATTAGTAACAACATGTTTCTTGAAGAGGAAATTCCATATCAGGAAGAGACGCTGGAAACAGCAAAACGCGTATTCATGCATACTATATATGATATCAACCCGCTGCAGTATAACGTTATGGGTATACTGAATGCCGGGAATATACCTGCTGTGGAGCTGCATTTCGTAATGCCATGTGCCGGGAGTAAAGGCATGCATGGTTTCATTGATGTTATTCTGCAGGATAAGAAGACGGGGAATATATTGTGCACTGACTTCAAGTTCAGAAAAACACTGGCGTCGGATGACACCGAACAGTTTAATCTACAGAACACCATATACATCAAAGCAGCAGCAAAACTCGGAATCGCGTGTACTGGCACAATGACATATCAGCACCTCAATACCCCGCCGAGTATCCCATCCCTTACTACAAAGGGTACTGTAAGCCGAGCTAAAATCAAAACGGACTGGAACACATACGCACAGTTCTGCAGAGACAACGATCTGGACCCGGCGGACTATGCAGATGAAATGATCCCTAAGCTGGCAGAAATCGAGTGGAGTAAAAAGACTATCGAATACAGGAATAATGACACCATTAAGAATATATGGAACCGCGTTATTGTTCCATCTGCCTATAGTATATCAGCTAAGCGATCAAAAATCATTCCCTGCATGTTCCCCATGAACTGTACTATTATGTGTGACTATGCCGGACTATGTCAGGCGGATCTCCGCGGGTATGATTTAGAGTATATTAAGCAGTCGTTGTTCATAAGTGACAAAAATATAGTTGACAGCCAGCCGCCTGATGTGGTAAAATGATTGTAGAAAGGAGATAAAAATTTATGGACGATTATATCATCAAACCGAATCAGTTCAATAACAACATGAACATACTGATATACGGTGATCCCGGCGTCGGCAAAACTTATTTGGCTGGTACAGCCCAAGACAACCCATATATGGCAGATGTACATGTATTCAACGTGGACGGCGGGATGCTGACGCTTGCCGAACGTGAGGATATCCATGCCACGGACATCAGGTCCGTTGATGCTTTGGAGGCTGAAATGCACAAGATAATCAATGGTGACCCGAAATACAAACAGGTAAAGACAGTAGTTATTGACAACATCACAGAGCTGCAGACACTCACTCTGGAGCATATAGTCAGCAACGCGATTACGGTATCACATCGTAAAGACAAACAGGGCCGTGTCGCCAGTGTTGACGACATATACATCGAGGATTATGGCAAAGCCGGAAAGCAACTGGCCCGCGTTCTTAGAGGATACAGAGATCTTCCAATGCATGTGATATACATTGCGCATAGGAAAGATAGAATGCGCAAAGGTACTCAGACGCTGGAGGAGTCCAAACCAGCATTGATTGAATCACTGGCGACATCTGTGATGGGGTATATGGACTTCGTATGGTATCTGTATATGGCAGACACCGTAGAAACATCAAAAGACGGACAGGAGATTATAAACACCAATAGATATTTACTTACCCATCCATATAACCTGTTTCGAGCCAAAACAAGAGGTACAAAATTCGCTGAGGCGTTAGGCGGGGTCATCATAGACCCTAACCTTAACGATATTATGAATATCTACATTCAATGTAGTGAAAGAAAAGGAGAAACAAAATGACAAATCCAAATCCAAACCCGTTTATCGGTGGTAGCGCTACCCCTCCTGCAGAAAATACGAATGGAGGACAGAAAAATACTGCTCCTGCACCGGAAGCACCAAACCCAACTTCCGCCCCTACAGCAGCTCCGGATCCAGCTATGGTCCCTCCCCCGTCACATGGTAGAGCAGCCAATGATACTTTTGAAGTGGACCTATCTGCAGCTGAATCATCATTCCTCGTCCCGGACGGAATATATCATATGCGCTGTATCGGGATTGAACAGACGATATCAAAGAGCGGAAATCCGATGTTCGTGTGGACTTTCACAATAGTCTCTGGAGACCACGCAGGGAAAGAGTTCAAACTCTTCACTGTAACAACTCCGGCAGCCATGTGGAAAGTAGCCGAATGCGTACACGCCTTTGGAATCGGAGAGGCCGGAGAGGTAGTAAAGTTCAAAGCATCGGATGTTATCAACAGAGAATGTGGGGCACTCATAGAAGAATCCGAATATCAGGGTCAGAAGAGGTCGTCTATCGTGCGTCTTATGACGTTAAGCGAAATGACAGCTCAGGTATAAAGAGGGTATTATGTTAATCAATACACAGGAAAAATTCAACAGCGTAATACCGAAGCTCTTGTCATGTGTAGACCCATGCGTGGATACAGAAACCAATGGATTAAACTCTTTCGGTACTACATCTACACAGGGTCATAGGATCATTGGGATTTCTATTGATGACGGAACGGAAGCCTATTATTTTCCGTTCCGTCACCAGATAGGTGTCAACCTTCCTATGGAGTGTCTTGAATTCTTTAGAACGTACCTGTCCGACCCTAATCGTGTTTTCGGCGGGTTTAACTACAAGTTTGACCAGCTCATGTTATACGCCGATGGCATTCCGTTCGCACCTAATATCGAAGATGCCATGCTGGCTTTACATCTGGTTAATGAGAATGAAGAGAATTTCAAGCTAAAAGACACTTGTGATAGATATGGTATAGGTAAAGGGTCGTTAGAGGAATCCATTCTCTTGGAGAAATGCGGGCATAAAAAAGATCGCATGGGTGAATTAGACCCGACTGATGTAGAACCATATGCATGTGACGACGTGAGACTGACACGCATGCTGTTAGATTTATTGAAACCAGCTTTGGTACACCAGAACCTGTACTACATCTGGAAACAGGTTAACTACTACAGCTATATCACCACTCAGATGGAACGTAGAGGGTTGTGTCTTGATGTGGATCTCATAAAAACGTATCAGGCAGAAGCAAAAGAACATCAAGAAGCAGCATTGAGTAAGCTTTATGACATGGCCGGATACAAGATCAATCCTAACTCGTCAAAGCAGGTATGTGCCTTTTTGGGCGTTAAATCATCTGCCAGAGACATACTCGATACGATAATAGACGCCGGGGGTGAAGCAGCAGAAAAAGCACAGGCTGTCATTGAAGCCAGGGGATGGCTGTCAGTAGATACCCGGTATTACACACCATATATGAAGATGATGGATATTAATAACACGCTGCACTGTAGTCTGAACTTAATCGGCACTATATCCGGGAGGCTGTCATGCAGCAACCCCAATCTTCAAGCCGTAGCACGTCCCACTAACGTTTTCAAGGTAAAAGACGTATTTATAGCCAGAGCGGGATATACGCTAGTATCGGCTGACTATTCACAGGCTGAAATGCGTTTAGCATGTTATTATGCTCATGAGGACACCATGGCCGAGTTGATCAGAAACGGTGAAGATATACATTCTACCACGGCTGAGGCATTGGATATACCGAGAAGTGCAGCTAAACGCATTAACTTCGGTGTAATATACGGCATAGGAGCGGAAGCTCTGCACAAACAGTTGCGGATAGACAAGAAGACCGCGCAGCAGTATCTAAATAAATATCACGGCATGTATCCACAGTTCCGGGTGCTACTGGGGCAGACTGAACGATATGCCGATCAGTACGGAGTAATAGAGCTATGGACTGGACGTAGGCGACATTTCAATGTACAGCATGCATATACCCATAAAGCCATGTCTAATCTCATTCAGGGTGGGGTAGCAGAGATAATGCGTACGGCTATATCGAGGCTATATCCAGCAATCAGTAATCTGCATGGATATATGTTGCTGCAGATACACGACCAAATTATATGCGAGATACCCGATGATAAGCTGGACATAGCTTTACCGACTATAAAGGCTGTTATGGAAGATTTTAATTTTGACCCCCGCATGACAGTGGATATCAGTTATGGTAAAAGGTGGGGTGATATGCAAAATTGGAGTGATGAAATATGATTATATCGATAGACTTCGACGGTGTACTGTGTGCAGACAAATTTCCGGACATCGGGCATGCGGATGCTTATATGGTGTCGCTATGTAGATTGATACAGAAACGTGGATCCGCTGAAACCATACTCAATACATGCCGTGTCGGTAATCGGCTGCTTGAAGCAATTGAATGGTGTGAGGCTGAGGACCTACATTTCACGGCCATAAATGATAACGCACCATCGAATATAGAAAAATACGGATCCAACCCACGCAAGATATATGCAGACAGGTATATTGATGATAAATCCGTTGGATATAATAGAGATGACGTACTTTTATTTTTACAGCACATAGCTGAGGAAGGAAAAAACAATGAGTAGAGGAAAAGTTACTGCCGTAATAGGAGGGCAGATCGGGTCTGAGGGTAAAGGATCCATTGTAAATGCTATCGCGCCGGAATATGATGTACATGTCCGGGTGGGATCCCCGAATGCCGGGCATACCTTTTACTGGCACGACCAGAAGTATGTACAACAATCAATACCATGCGGATGGACAAATCCGTTTGCCAACATAGTGATCGGCAGGGGGGCATTGGTGAACCCGGATATACTGCTATGTGAGATCGCACACATAGAAAAGTTTTATCCGGACTTCAAGACGCGTCTTTTCATAGATTCCGCTGCTGGAGTGCTGGATGAGCATTTCGCAGACGAAGAGGGTAGGACCGAAGGGGATATGCACCAGAGGATAGGCTCTACAGGAGAAGGTGTCGGTCTTGCCAGAATAGCCAGGCTGCAGCGTGACCCGTCCAAGTTCAGATTGTTCCGGGATATAGCTGATGATCTGGGGCTGCGTCAATGTTGCGTAAACGATACACCAATGTTGATTGACAAGTGGAACTTTATGGGACATAATGTGCTGCTGGAGGGATCACAGGGGAGTGAATTATCTTTGATACATGGACCATGGCCGTATGTAACCAGCGTTGACACTAATGCAGCGCAGATACTTGCCGAAGTGGGAATTGCCCCATCCAAGCTTACGGATGTAGTACTTGTATGTCGTACGTATCCGATTCGTGTAGCCGGGAACTCTGGCCCACTGGAGCATGAGATAACATGGAATGAGTTATCTACCAAACTAAACCGTCATGTGGAAGAGAGAACTACTGTTACAAAGAAGGTTAGAAGGATAGGAGAGTGGGACGACGAGTTATTTAAGAGAGCATGCTTGCTTAATGCACCTACATCTATAGCTCTGACGTTCGCTGATTACATTGATGGTGATCTGTACAGATGTACAAACCCAGATCAGATATTCGCGTCAGTTAAGTTAACGGAGTTCGTACGAAAGACTACAAGTTTGTGGCAGTATAGAGTAGACTTCGTGGGAACCGGAGAGGACACCGTGGTTGATCTCAGACACGACGAAGGGAGGCTGCTGTAATATGAAATATATAAACTGTATACTTAAACACAACGCTAAACTCCCGGCTAAAAAATATTCGACGTCTGACGCCGGGTGGGATTTGTTTGTATCAGAAGATGTCACGATTCCACCACACAAGACTATAGATATACATACAAATGTATTTATTGACATGCCACCCTTTGTGTATGGGCGGATCGTCGGCAGGTCCTCCACTATGCGGAAGCATCACCTATTGGTTAATGAGGGCATCATAGACAACGGATACACTGGAGAGTTGTTCGTGTGCATTACTAACATAGGAGATGAACCCTTCAAAGTTAAAATGGGAATGAGGCTCGCTCAAATATTGTTCGCACGCATAGAAGATATTAGGTGGGCAGAAGTATCTGAATTCACCAGTCATAAGTCCCGTGGTAATGCCGGGTTTGGATCCACAGGTATGTATGAGTTAGAGGAGGAATGATATGGAAAAGTTTAAAACCGGAGCTAGTAAAGAAATAGGTGGTAAAGGCAGATGTGATCTACTCCCAGCATGCGCTCTTTTGCGGGTATCACACCATATGGAAGATGTGGTATCCACTGGAAAATATGAAGAGCGGGACTGGGAGAAAGGGCTCCCGCTACATACTATGATCGATTCGGCTCAGCGACACCTGCTGAAATACGTGGACGGGTGGGCAGATGAGGATCATCTGGTAGCTGCAGCAACCAACCTGCTGATGGCTCTATGGACGGAGGAGAAGCATCCAGAGTTAACAGATATAGGTCCGAAAAACAGGGGGAGGTAATTCAGATGGCAAGCCCTGAGTATAGAAATGTAGTACGCCCCATTATGGTAGCAATCGACAGATACAAATATGGCAAGGCCATCAACATCCACGGATCCGTATTTTCGGAAAGAGGTACGCCAGATATAATAGCAGTAATAGACAGCAATATGATATGTATCGAGTGCAAAAAGAGCAAGCAGGACAAGCCGACCAAAATCCAGATACGGCGTATGCGGGAATGGCAGTATGCCGGAGCGTATGTATATTGTGTGGCGTCACTCGAAGAACTAAAGGCTAATTTAAAGACTGACCTCTCCATAGATTTGGTGTAATAAAAGCCCCCTGCCTACACACCGTAAACAGGGGGTTCCCAACGCCCGACACACCATTTAAGTCCGGCCGGGTCTTACTTGTTCAGTTATTTTCATTTCGCAGCTGCCTCTCTCGAAAAATCATCAATCTCATGTTTGACATCGTTCATATATTCTTCGGCTTCTTTTAGTTCACCGTTTGGTTCCTTGTCGCCACGAACACAAGGGATCAGCTCCTTACTAACACAGAAATTCGCATTTAAGCCTTTGAGTATCAACAATTCCCGTTTTTGTCGTTTTTCTTCTCGTTCGGTATCTTGGCGTGCACGTTTCTCGTCTCGCTGTTTTATGGCTTCTCCGTTTTTGTCAAGTTTTTTTATGAGCCGCTGTTGACCGATTCCGATTACTGCACCGACAATCAGCACAAATGTTGCAGCTCCTATATAGCCCCAATCCATAATCGCTCTCCTTACTCAGATTCGTTAGGCACGTCGTAAGTCATTGCCCTTGTACTGTCGTCTGTTCCCTTAGTAGTGGGGTCTACCACTATTCCCACAAGCACCAATATGTCAATTATGATGTAAGCGGTGTCCATCATCATTGATTCCGTAACTGACGGAACGATACCGAAAAACCCCAGTACCGTATAGATGAGTGATAGCACTCCTGCGATTATTGCCGTCAATGTAACCTTGTTTTTAACTCTTAGTTTCCAATTTAATTTCATTTTTTTATTCCTCCTTTTTATTTCAGGTACGTGCCATGTTTGTCTTTGATACAGCAATATCTGCCACTGCCGAGTTTGAGCCAGTTGTCAAGGATTTGCCCTTTGACCTTCTGCCCTTTTTTAAGTTTATTTATGACGGCACTTTTGGTTGTCGGCTTCTTCCTGATGTTGAGCGTACTGGCCGCCACAACAAAATTACTGCCGAAATAAGTGTGGAAAGTCTGCCCATGCCTCTGCAAAGTGTAATAACCGTTCCTGTCGGATTTGTCTTTTTTTGTTTCGTCCATACGGTTGCCTGTAAACTTTGTGTCCATGTGGGTAGCATTACCCATGTAACCGATACCCCATTTCCACTTTTGGCTTTCAAGGTACTTGCAAATTTTCTTACCTGATACGGCTTTGCCCTTTTTGTCGTACACTACAAAATCAACGGCTCTGCCTGTAACGTGAGCTGAATTGCTCGCTCCACCGATTTTTTTGTTGTAGGCATAGCTTCGATTTCCGCTCGTTATAGTGATTGAACCGCCGAATTTCGCTCTTATCTTTTCAAGCATTTTCAGATTTGTTGTCGATACCTTGACCGTGTCCGTACCATCTGAACAGGCAAATTCGTACAACCTGAAATGTGCTGATAATCGTTTGTTGCCGTGTTTTTTCTTTGAATATGTTTTAACCATTTCCGCTCCTTTCTGCCCTCTCTGGGCAATTAAAAAAGACCCAAAGTCTTAATCTGTTAGGTATGACAAGTGGAAAAACATTACCCCGTTTGCTCCCAATATGGGAATGTTACACCACTTTATCACGCCGCTTTCAACTATCGCTACGCACGAGTCGAAGTTAGCGTTTACTTGCGGTATAAACCTTGTTTCAGATGGATTTAACTCTGCTGGCAAAGTGACAGCGGTATAGGTGGTTTTCGCATTTCGCTGTATGGTAGTTTTGAGACTGCCGTAAAAGTGTACGGTGTTGCCAATTTTGCGATATTTCAAAGGAGTTGCACCCGCCGTTATGCTAGTCGCATACCAAGCACTCGGCACTTCTATCCAACCTGTGTCAGCGAATTTCGCTGCGATGAATTTCTCTATGTCATTTCGGGTGATCATTAAAACCACCCCCTGACATTACTTCCAACGACCGAAAATATGGACTGTAACAATTGCTGTTGAAGTGCCGTTATTAACGCCGATTTGAAAGTTTGTAGTTGTTCTGCTATCGCCCGAAGCGGCATTGGTGACAGAACATAGTGCAGGTACCCCCACTTGCCCGATGGTGTGTTGCCAGTCGGCACTTGCCAAAGTAAAAGGAAAATTGACCGTTGTAAACTTCCAGCCTGTCCCTGTTGTAGGTGTGATTTTACCGATAAGCTCAACTGTTCCGTCTGCATACTTCTTCCACTTCCAACCACTACTTTCAAGGTTTGGCCAGTTTGGATTTTTCTCCATTGGTATATTCTCGTAAATAAGTCTTTCGATGTCTTTTTTGGTGACCTGGCTAAGCATACTGGCCACCCTCTTTCCGGTAGGATATTATGTGTGTGTGTGTGTGTGTGTGTGCAAGCACTATGCCAGTCACATGGGATATTAAAGATTTTTTCATTTTGTCTCCTTTCTTTTGGCAGTATATAAAAGTTTCTTTTAGGATTTGTCAGTTAATCTAACGGAAAGTTGAAGTCCAAATATATTTGCAAACCGCTACCAGTAGACGTACCATTTGCAAAAAAAGTACAATTTCCGGCTGATGTAATCTGAACGAATCTAACTGTCGCCGAGTTCAAAATCGAACAATTAAATGTATGTGTGCGATTAGGCCTATATCCTTCTGGCAGAGAAAAAAGAATCTTGGTAGATGATATTGCCTCGTTTATTGTAAGTATCATATTTATATAAAGTGTTCTGCCCTTGATACGATATTTATTGTATGTTATTCCACTTGCAGAAATTGCAGATACATTTGTGTTAAGCGTGGCTGCCATCCAGTCACTATCCTTTAAATTTTCAGCTATAAGCTTTTCAATATCATTCATTGTTATGTCTTTCATGTCTTTTCCTTCCTATACAATTTTCGTCCTGCACAGCAACCCCGCCGGTACAGACGTGGTTACCAGCTTAACCACTCCAGCGGTGCTGATTGTAACGGTTACTCCTGCCAGATTGGTCTGCAATGTTATTGCCTCCGCCGGTCTGTATGCACTGTCCAGCGTTCCTAAGGGTGTATCTGCAGTAACAGCTGATGTCGGATTCAAATATGCGAAGTATCGTTTTTCTCCGTCAAATATTCCATACCGGAAGAAGCTGTCATCATCAAACCCTGACGGCAATGTGAGGGCATACGGAGCTATCATAGGCACAAATGCCCATGCGCCTTCCTCACTGACAGGCATATTCTCCGGGTATTCCCATATCCGTTCTACTGCTACAAGGTTCGTACCGTTAATGTGGACACGGTATAATGCGGCCTCAGTAACCAAAGCTCCACCCTGTATGTCCGCTTCAGTGATTGCCGGGTCTTCCGGGTCGGATGCTGCAGCTGTGCCTTTAACAGTATGGAAAGAAAAGCTCTCAACTAAGGTGGTTTCATCCTTTGTATATCGAATAATCAATAAATCACTTCGCATCATCCCGGATGTGCCATTTTCGATTGTGAACGACTGGCTTTGTCCATAATCAAGGCCGCCTCTGTGCCCCTGTATGGAACAAATGCCATCCTGAATGGTGACTTCATTATTGTTCACTATGGCCGGTTCAAATTGACTCCCTACCGGAAGCACATAACAGCCGTCTCCATATATCCCTGTATTGATGTCGGCACTTTGCTGACTGCTTATGACCTCCTCATCGTGGTGGCCATCGAATATAAACGTGGTCATGCAATTTCCTCCGTTCCTTCTTCAGAATCCTCAACCAAGTGTTCAATGGTTTCGGAGTCTTGCTGTTTTCGTAGTATTTTTTTTGTAATGGGCTTGCTGAGCTTTAATCCTGTTGCCCGATCCAGCCCCGTTATTATGTCTCCAATATCGCCGGGGGTTTCGGCTATAGTCATTTCCATGCTTTGACTATTGGAAAGCTCCTTTAACCGCTCCTTGCCATACGCCTCTAAGTTTGCAAGCTTTTCCTCTGTGGTGTCTCCCTCAACAGAAGAATACTCGTATACGGCCACTCGTTCCTGTTCACCCTCATATTTATTACCTTCCGGATCCGTAACATATAAATCCAGTCTCAGCCTGTCTGCCAACTCTCCATCTCCCAGACATATCAAATGGTTTATGCCGCCCTGGTTCTCATTCAGCTTTAGCCCGATGTCATTGTCCTGGCTATATCGGATTTCTTCCGATAAGTCTTGAATCGGAACCGCAGCTACCCAAACTTTGAACTCTCCATTCGGCCGCCCGGATTCCGCCCAGATATCTAACCTCAAACCCTCTGTAGCCAGCATCTTTGTAAGCCCTTTAAGCTTGCTGGTATATCTATCAAACTGGTAGTCCGTAAAGCTTACCCCCGTGTCATCCTCAGAGACACTAAAAAACGAACCGCACCCGTCCGAAAGTACATCGGCAATGACTTGGTTCGCTTCGCCGGAAACAATCTTGTAATCGTTGTCGCCCGGATCTATTATATCCGCTTCCAGCATCCCTCTCCATGTCCGGCCTATCCATACCAGTTCGTTTGTATCCGTGTCTACTTCCAGCTTTTCAAGAACCCCGCCAAACTCTTCATCCGGTGCAAAAATATAAACGCCATAGTTAAGGCCGTAATAGATTGAATCGCTCCGTTTTATTTTTAGCTGCAGGTCGTTGGATGCCACTCCTGGTTTGCCAAGTTCGATATCGATATCAATGTAGTTATCGAGATATGCAATCTCTTGATAACTTTCGATCTCTTCACTGACCATTTCCGTTTTTTCACGAAACTTTGTGACTTCTACCGGGACCTCTTTGATGCTTGATGTTGTATACCCCGGCTTCCCCGGTTTGGGCGTTTTAACCAACTGATATTCAATGACAATATAGGATTCCAAAACCGTAACAGACTTCCACGCTTCGCTTGCTACACCTTTAGCTATGATGAAATCCATAATGGCTCACTCCTCTCATCATAGTAAGTTATATCGATTCCCAACGGCACATTGTAAATTACGGTGCCGGTTCCGGCCGGGATCTTCTGAAAAATATTATCGTCTGCCCGGCTATGGAAGACATTGACCGGCGTTCCGTCTGTCATGTATCTGATTATCTCTTTTTTCTTGCTGTCAATCCTCAAAAACTCACCAGTGTATATTGTGGTAACAACCTTATATACCTGGTTATTAATCGTTATCTCCGGATCCGTAACAGGACCGTATATGATCATCTCGAAATCGCATAGTCCAAGAGCGTCTATCTCCAATACGTCTATCCCTGCACCTACTCCAAAATCAAATGGGAAATCGAACGGGAAGTCCATACCTGTTGTTTCGAGAGTAGAGCCTGTTTTGCGCAATTCGAATTTTACCGGCTTGCACCATGGGCCCTGCTGCACTACATTGAATCCTTTGATTGCAGTCTGGAACCTGCCAGACCACAGTGTGTTAGACCCACCGGTAATGTAGCACGGGATGTAATATTCACCTACATAGAGCTTGCCGGGAGTATTGAGGAGAACATCTTTTTCAACCGTTTCATAAAAATCGTTCATGGCCTGTAGATATTCCGCTTCAGTATCTGCTTTGATGATGAGTTCGTGGTCTTTTTCCGACAGATCCCGCGTAAAATTAACTGCTTTCTTTCCGAGTGTCTCATACTTCCACTCATAACTATAGATATTCTCTGACTGGAACATGTACGGCCACTCGTCTAAATCAAGGGTTTGGTTTAAGCTGTTCACGTATTTGATCATTTAACTTCTACCACCCTTCCTATTTCTCTCTTGTCAATATACATTCCCATGCCGTCAACTGCTTCCCTCATTCCATCCTTAAGAGATCCGCCTATGGATATCACTCCACTTGCCACGGCTCTGGCCAGTGCGTCATAGTCAAAAAAAACGCCAGCGTTGTTTCGTGCAGATTCTTTTGCATACTGAACAGAAACATCATGCGGGACTACCACGCTGCCGTTCGGAAGATATGTAAGCTCACCTCTTCCGCCTTCATTCATTGCTGCAAAACCGCCCTGCCAGTTGTCCGTTCCTCTGGCCAACTGTGGGATTTTGGGGATGTTGACCTTTGGAATCTTATTGATTAACTTTATTGCTCCGTTTATGCCACGAATAAACACATTTACTATACCTTTGACTTTGTCCACTAGGGTACTAAATGCACTTACTATTCCGTCCTTGATTTCAATGACTATATCAGTAAGCTTGCCCCATGCTTTTTTGATTTTGTCAAACACACCTACAACCTTATCCCTTATCCTGTCAAACACGCCATAAACAACATCCTTGACTGCTCCGAAGATAGTCTTGAACACACCTATTATTGCCCTGACCTTTTGTATAATTTTAGTTATTACATTTCCAATAAATACAATTATGGGAGTTACTATTTTTATTATTCCTACTATCACTTGTGCTACTATTTTCAATATCCCCGCTATTATAGGTGCCAATATCTTTATTGATTCAGCTATAACTTTTATGATATCAATAAGCACCGGCCCCAATGCCTGTACTATTTGTGATATGACCTTTGCAATCTCGATTATTACCGGAGCTAACGCTTCCACAAGCTGTGCTATTACAGGGGCTAGCGCAGTCGCAATATCGGCAAAAAGCCCTGCCATTTGTTCTGCAATCGGTAAAAAAGCCGCCTTGATTTCCTCTCCACACTTCGTTATTTCCTTCCGGAAGCTTTCATCAGTTTTCCACAGGTAAGCTATGAGGCCCGCCAGAGCCCCCACTATCGCGATAAGCGGACCCGCAGTTATAAGAAACGCTTTCATTGCTCCTCCGGCACCCCTCAGGCTTGAACCCAGTCCACCAAGAGCACCCTTTGCTCCTGCCAACGATTTGGTAAATGCTCCTTGTGTTACCAATGCAACTTTTTGCATTTTTAATTGAGTAGCATTCAAGACTATAGCCTGACCTGACAATGATTTAGTCACACCGCTAATGTTTTTGGCCAATGTGATCAGCTTAGAATTGAACCCCATCATTATTCGAAATGCTGCTGTAAGTTTGCCTACAAGCTGCAATGCAGGACCAATACTTACAGCTGTAACCACCCCTATCAATGTAGCTTTATTAATAAAATTCTGCATGGTTGGTGACAGACCGTCATACCATGCCTTTGCGCTTTTCAACTTCTCAATCAGCCCTGCGAATGCCGCACCAAACTTGACGCCTAAATCAGCTGCTTTACCTTCTAGTCCTTCAAGCCCTTCCCGGAAATCCACCATTAAAGGTTTTAGCTGAGAGAAGAACCCCCCGCCTTTGCCACCTGCATCAAGGAAATTTGCTCCGATTCTTGCTATAGATGCTTTGATATTCGAAAGCGCGGCAGTAAACGATTTGTCCCCCATTATTTTAGCTGCACCGCCTATATTGCTTTCTATTGCGGCCAGCAGCATTTCAGATGATATTTTGCCATCAGATGCCAGCTGCTTTACTTCTGATGCTGCTACACCGGCCTCCTTGGCAAGCCACTGATATATAGGTAGTCCTCTGTCAGCTAGCTGGTTAAGATCTTCTGTATAGGCTACCTGCCCTGTCTGTACCCGGTTGATAATGGATCCCATTTCTGACATGGAGGTTCCTGCTATAGAAGCCGCATCGCCAGTAAGCGATAAATATTTTGTCAAAGCCTTTCCTGGCTTTATTCCTGCAGCAACAGCATTAGCGGCTGTAGTGGCCGCTTCGTCCAGACCATATGATGTCCCTCTAACGGATTCCAGAGCAGAGTTCATTATTTCCTCTACACTCTGGGCATCGTGCCCAAGAGCAGAGAGCTTTGCTTTGGCATCGTCTATTCCTACTAGTCTTCCGAATCCACTAACTAAGGTTATGCCGGCAAGCGCTGCAGACGCAGCCACGGCCGGTAAGGTTATTTTCTTTGTTAGATTAGCACCAACACTACCTACCTTGGAGGAGAAAGTTGCCAATTTGCCCTGAGCAGAACCCAAAGCCTTATCAAAGCCCGATGCATCACCGGTGATTTTTACCGATATATTGTAATTAGACACTCCGTTTCCTCCCTTCGTAAATTTTCGCTACCCACGTTTTTCCTTTCGCCTCTTCCTGTGCTGCTACCGTCTGAATGGTTTCTTGCATGATTTCAGGATCTACCCGTTTAGTTTTCTTTTTCCAGAATGGAATAAACCGCTTCCCCTTTTTCCGGTTGACATTGGCTTCCGCATTAAGGACAGCTGCGTTCATTATGGCTCCCATTAAAACATTCTTATCTTCCCAGGCTTTCATAATCAGAGCCTCTTCAGTCGGAGTTAATTGGTCATAGTCAGCCTTGCTATACCCGAAATTCGCTGCGAAAAAAGCAAATTGTAATTGTTTTGAGTAAGGTGCGGAAATCCTTGCATATTCAGGATCTTCCGCTCCTCCGAGATATTCTAACTCGTGGAGTCGGCGGGGAAGAAAAAAGGGCAGTCCTTTTGCAACGCTTCCAGAACGGCCCCCAATACAAATGCATAATCTTTCTCTTCGATGAGGGTCTCTGCATATTTAATCCCTTCCTGGTAATCTATATATGAATGCCCTCCAACCTCGTTTTCTTCCACTTTGCGTAAGCCGAGTGCAAACAATGCTTTTAGATCCTTAAGGCCAAGAGCTCCGTTGGTGGACACAAGCATAGCCATAATAGGTTTATTAATCATGGCTTCAACCCGTTCGCACCGATTCATATTGTAATGAAGTTCGTACTCTTTACCATTGAATTCAAACATTTTCTACCTCCTATGCGCTCTGTGCTGCCAGGAATGCTATAATCATCTCGGCTTTTGTATCATCCTCGCTGACCGTATCGTATCCTCTCGTCATAGATATCTCAGCAATTTCACTCTTTGTCATGGCTTCCAGTTCTTCCTCTGTATAAGTGTGAGCTACCTCAGTTGCCAAATCCGTAAGAGGACCGTTACCATCCAAAGACAGTGAATAAGTCATGGCATCATCGAATGGTGCCTCCAGCGAATAGTCGCTTATTATGGCCAACCCTCCGAACATGTCAGAGTAAGAAGTTACACCATTGCTGACTGCCTTTTTTACGACTTTAAGACAAACAAGCCTTCCTTCATCGTATGCACTGGAAAGTTCCTGATGTGCAGAATCTGAAGCTACATATGCTCCGTCTGAATCAATGGACCATTCTTTCATTCCTGCTATCTTAGCCTTCCAGCCACCCTCTGTATCCTTGCTGGTTACTTCGATTGAATCAGTGGACCTGTTAATAGTCAGACCCTGCTGCCCTGCTATTGCAAGCAGATTGCTACCTAGCGCATCCCACACCTGTAATATAATGTCTTTACCTGCTACAGCCTGTGCTGCACTTGCAGAAAAATCACAATAGTTATCATAATCCGGCATAATTTGTACCTCCTCATACCTTCGTTTTATATCCGTAGCAGATTTTAAATTCGTATCCGACTACAGCATGTTTTTCTTTTGTTTCGTCTGTTTTTATGACTAATGTTCCATTGCTTTTCTGGAGAACGAGAGTAAACCCGTCTATAGTTATGTCTTCTGTCATAGCCTCTTCCAGAATTTGAATCATATCATAAATATCCTTGGATGAATTTCCCGCTTCAGCTATCGCATGAATCCATACTTTATAATTTTCAACAAACATAGTTTTTGTGTCTGTCGGAGTAGATCCTATACATTCCACATAATAAAATGGCGTCGCTTTGTTTTGGGGCACCTCATCATAGCAATCATAAGTGGTGTTTGTCTCTATATGCGTTTTCAGAGCTGCATGCAGATCCAAAAAAGAAAATTTTTGTAACATTATATCGCCCTCCTTATCGCCGCTTCCAGATCGCTATGTAATATGGGCCGCTGAAGTTCAGTATTCCCTTCCAAAAACCTTTGACCTGGCACATAACCACCACTTACAAGTCTATGACCAAATTCAACATGTGGTGCATACTCTTTGACATAGCCAAATTCACCATCAATACCTGATGTTGCGGGAGTGATCCCTCTGGATAATCTTAGCTCCCCGCTGTCTACCGGTGTCATTTTCTCTGCCCTGTTGAATATCTGGGTAAGGTTTTTATTGCACACAGCCTCATATTTTATTTCAGATGCCTCTTTGAGTTTCTTGAGCAATATATCATCGCCAAGTGTATAAAGTTGAGCCTTCATATCCGCCACCCTCTGACTATAAGCAACCTCCACCTACCCAGATCTTCTGTAGATATAATATCATATTCCTTGTCGTCAACTTTAACGGTTTTAGCTGAAATACAGTTCGCTCTCGTAGCAGAAGTGATTACCTTCCTGTGAGAATTGGTAAAGTCTCTGCCCTCAATGGAGATCTCTTCAGCCGACCACTGTGTTATTCTTCCTTTGGCATCACATATTTTACCTGGTGTGAGAGTAGGGTTACCAAGTTCATCAGCTTTGCCTTCGGTCACTCCCCACAATTCAAAACTTTCCCATTTCATATGAATCTCACCTTCTCAATGTTATTTTTTCTGTATGCCTCAATTTCCAGTGAATATTCGTCCAGAATGTCATCAACGAATGACGTATTGAGGGTATCGGCACTTTCGGACTTAATACCCTCGTATTCTATTCGTCTATACGCCTTAACGACAACTTCCACGGCTATGGATGCAAGATCCGCCGGAAGAGTGGTTCGTGTCCCATCTGTCATGACAGCGATCCCGGCTCTCAGCATGATCCTGTCCTCTGCTGTGAGTATAAGCTCGTTAAGCATTCCGTCTTTGCTTGTATTGCTGATTTCAAGCCGTACTTTGATTCTATCAAGTGTTGCCATGACGCCCCTCCTATTCTGTAGTATCTTCCACCACCAGCGCTATCGTGCAATTTCCGTTATCGGTTTCAATGAGTAAGCTATATTCTCCAACAGTTAGTGTTCCCAGGTATGCTATTAATACTGTTATTGCTCCTGCTGTATTTGTGTAATGTGTCGCTGGATTAAGTGTGGTTTCGCCATTCTTTATTGCACTTACCGTACCGTTGCTTACTACTGCGTCAATGTCATCATGGTTCGCACCCGCTGCGTTCAGATCATATGTCGCTGATATTGGCAGAACACTGGCTGTCTCCACCACGGTGATTACTATGGTGCAGTCTCCATTATCAGTTTCAATCGTAAATGTCTTTTCACCGGCTGCAAGTGTAGCTAAATATTCCTTCTTGATTGTCAGAGTTCCTTCTACAACGGTATAATTGTCCGGGTTAACGGTAGCTGCTCCGTTTTTAACTGCGCTGATTTCGCCATTAGCGATTTCGCTTTCTACATCAACATATCCTGCCCCTGCTGTGTTCTTGTCAAATGTTGCCATTGCCGGGTCAGCTGTAGGAGTGGAATCAACCACTGTTACCTTCAGCGTTCCATTGCCCACATCTGTTACCAGTGTGAAAGTGGTTAAACCGGCTTCCAAAGTAGCAAGGTATTCTTTCTTTATTACCAGAACTCCATCTGATTCATCCGGAGTAAATGTATAGTTAGCTGCATCGACCGTATTGCTACCGATTTTAATGGCAGTCAATACTTCACGGCTCACAGTAACCTCAACATCGTCATAAGCTGCGTTCACAGTATTCTTATCGAATGTTGAGGTCGATGGTGTTACTGCTACTCCGTAAAATCCGCTATTATAACGCCGTCAAGGATTTCGGGGAACAAGGTTGCGCCGGACATGAACACTGAATCCAGTGTGGCTCTGCTGCTTACAGCATCGTGCCAGATTCCTATAAACCCTGATTCGTCCGATTCTACCGGAAATGCTTCTTTCAGGTTCCCGTTGATGTCGATGTATGCGAACTTTATATTCTCTACTGCTGTAGCTATCAAAGTTCCTTCTGCTACAAGACTTGAAAGGAAAACACCCTTTACGTCTGTAAACCCGGTCAGATATTTCATACCGAATACGTCCTGAACGGTTATGCTCGCTGCGCCGAGATATGCTGCTACGTCATTGGGGTGTGCAAATGCAACTACTTCTACAGCGTCATCTTCGAATGCCACCTGACATGCTGCCCAAGCGTTGGCGAGTGCGGTCTGGAAATTGGTGCCTTCTGCTGTACCGGTTCCGGTAGCCAGGAAGGTAAAGAAATCAGCTCTTATGCCCTTCTGTATGGTTCTAAGCAGCTGCTCGTCTGTCTTTGCTACTGCTTCTTCATAACCGGATGCCTGGATGGATTCTGCTGAAACACTTTTTCTTCTCTTCTTGAGAGTTATGGTCACCGGATCATTGGCTGCCAGCTCAACATTGCTAAGGGGTATTACATCTCCTTCTGCTACACTTGTGCTTCCCTCAGTTACTGTGGCTGAGTAGGTCTTGATCTGGTCGCCTTCCTTCATGGCGATTTTTTCAGTTACTCCAAGACATTCCAATATTTTATCAATCTGCCCCTGGAACTTGAATGCGTAATCAAGGCTCAATATTTTTGCTATATCTGCCCTGTTGTTTAAATTTGATTCTACTGCCATTTTAATTTCCTCCATTAATTAAATAGGTCCATGTGTTCCGCCATCTTCTTTCTGCGTTCGCCTGGATCCTTGATTTTTAAGATATCCTCTTTTGTGAGTGTCTTGCCCCCGGTTCCTCCTGGCGGGGTATCGCCTTTGAGAGCTTCTTTGACTTTTGCTTCTGTTGCCTTCTCGAACATTTCAATAAAGTCATCTACTGCCTTCTTAGTCTTTTCTGCATCTGGAGACACCAGCACCTGAAGCAACCCTTCTCCGGCTGCTATTCCTTTTTCTGTCAGCATATTACGTGCCTCTTTTGTCATCTCATACAAAGCGAGTTTCTGATTGACTTCGTCTTTTTCCCTTATAGCCTGGTCTCGTTCGTACTGGGCTTTTTCCGATGCATTCATCTCTGCCAATTTCTTTGCCTCTGCAATTTTCTTCTCTTCCTGGGCTTTCCATTCGGCTTTCTTCTTTGCCACTATATTATCCACATCTTTGTCTGTGTACTTTCTGTCCGGTTCTTTACCTGTGGAATTGGGTGGTTCTTTTTGGGAATCGTCCGGCTTGCCATTGTCTCCAGGCTTAGAATCGTCCGGCTCGTTTCCGCCACCGGCTCCTCCGTCTGCCATTAGATACGGGTTCCATTTTTCTAACACTCTAGACATTTTTACTACCTCCATGTTTTAAGTCATTCCTGACTACCTATAATCAGCAGCTTTTAACGACTTCACTCTTGGTCGCCCAATCCCTTGGGATTATAAATACCACTATAAAAGCGGTTTTACAACTTCTTCAAAATTGATTCGTCCTACGAACCTTTCTCGCTCTTCTCCGTCAATAAACAGAATTATTGTCGGTATGTGTTCGAGCTTGCACTGTCTTGCAATTGCCGGATATCTAACAGCATTGATCTTTCCTACCCTGACATCTGACTTCTGCTCAAATTTTACAAGGTCAGCTGCAACCATCTTGCACGGATTGCAATAATCTGTATACAACTCCAATATAAAAGTACCACTACTTTCCGTAACGATACCGAATGTCTTATCGGTTAGTTCAATCATGAGATTACAACCTTTGCCATTATTTTATTCCTTTATGACTTTCTTCGCGCTCTGTTAATGAGTCATCTCCTTCAATTGCTATCTCAAAACTACACCTACACCTGGCGTGCATCGGAGGAAAGTTAGTTCCGGGATTCCTGTCTTTAATAAGGAACTGCTCTCCGTCCATGGCGGCGCAGATATCACACGTCTTGGAATCTCCAATGGCCGCATAAATGTATGTATCATAACCCATGGTTTCAAAGGGCATTATGGCCGATTCGTTCATCATGAAAGTTCCCTCGGTAAATATTAGCCGTTCTGCATCGGATTTGCCGACCATAAACCTCTGGCGCAAAACCTTAACCGCTTTATCATAGGAATCGCCCCGGATTATTGCGTTCTTGAAATCATTCTGCAGGTAGTTTATAAGCTTCGCTTTGTTTTTCCATATTCTGCCCGAAAAGTCTTCTCCATTGAGCCACTTTGAATTGACCAAGGTCTTAGCAGCGCTTGTGCTTATAACATTGAATGCTGTGCCACCTATCATTGCTGCAGCTGCCGAATATCCTCTTTCGGCTACTTTTCCCAGGTGACCCTTTATAATATCTCTTTCTGCAGCCCCGATTGAGATTTGCTGCATATATATTGCCTGCTGCAACCCTTCCAGTCTGTTGAGCTTGTATATAGAGGCTCTCACCGGTATTAAATGAGCGTGTTCGGGATATGCCCGTGCAAAGTCATCCATCCTTTCCATGAGAAGCTTCCTGTCTGTATCGGACAGTTCCAGCATGAGCGTCCTATACTCAATAACGTCTTCAAGCCCATATGCCGCATAATAACTGGCTATTTCTTTCTCTAGCTTCTTCAGTTCTTTTTCGTACTGGGTCTTCAGCTTCCGGTTGAGCTTCTTCTCGTCTCGTTCAAGCTGTTTTCTTAATTGTTTTTGCCGGTCGGTCCAATATGCCATTGTTACTCAACTCCTTGAAGTATCTTTTTAGCCTCCTCTTTGGTTACGCCTATGGCTGTTGCTATTATGTTAATAGCCTGGCCTTCAGACAATATTCCTGCCTGGTACTGTGAAATTATCGTTATGAGCGATGAGGTCTGCGCTCCGTTTAGTTGCTTTCCTGCCTCTTCTTCGACGGTATTCTCTACGACACTGGTTTTTATGCCCCCCCCTCTCCATCTTCCGGGGTTCTGGTCAATTCATCCGAATAATTCTCTGATTCCATCTTATTTATTTCGGCTTTAGGATCCTCGACTATAGATAACCCTTTCAACTGAGTCTCTTTTGATACTATTCCTGCCAAGGTTCCTGCGATGTTTGCCTCTTCCAATAAATTGTTGGGTAAGTTCCGAGTAAACTTATACTCAATACCCATCCATGTATCACCGGGAAGTTTAGATCCGGGCAGGTTGGATATAAGCCGATATCTTTTGTTCATCCCAGCCGTGAATTTTCTTTCCTTCGTCAATGCCAGGTTCTCCATACTCTGCAGTTTGTATCTCAGACTGATTCCAGTCGTGCTGCCAAAATTCTCATCATTAATATTGGCCACCATACACAAATGGAATATAAGCTTTTCCAGCCTGTTTATAAGGTTCTCCTGTGTTCCGTCTGCTTCCGGCTTACTGAGGAACTCAACGACTATGTTGTGAGCTTCCGGTGAGTTCAGGTTTATGATCCTATTATCTCTCAGGCTCTGTAAGTCTTCACTCTCCAGAGCTGCACCCAACACCAGTAAATAAGCATCTGCATAGTATTCAACATCGTTGCATTTTTCCGACAGAGCATTATTATATGCGTTGATCAGCGTTATAGCTGGTTCAAATATACCCTGGCGCTCCTCGTTTTCCACATATTCTATCAGCGGAACACCACCAAAATAATGATTAACCTCATCTATAAACAGTGGGCCGTCCTTGGTCACATTAAAATACCTGATGGTTTTAGCGTCTGATACAGAACCTTCCACTTCGTTTTTACTGTTCGTATATACTCTCACGCCATACATTGGCTTGTGAAGGATTGAATCGTCATATATAGCAAAGGCTTCAAGCGGTGATACCTTGGTGATCCCCACATTGGCACCCTCATCGATGAAGAGCAGCTCAAATCCGTGACCATATATATCACACATCTTTGCCAGCTCGGCGTTGTTATCATCCTGGTTGTTATATGCGTCTAAAACCTGTATGTATTCGTTTATCTTATCTTCACCGTGGGACGTTTTGACCGGAACACCCATAAAAAACCCGCCCATAGTATCAACAATATACTTTGCGAAGTTGGCTACCAGGCGATTATCCGGTTTGTAGTCGGCCTTATTGGTTCGGCTCAGTATGTCGTGCTGTCCAACATACATATTCTGCAGGTATTCATACCGAGTGCACATTGTCTGATGGATCGCCAGCACTTCCCTAAGAACGTCTTTCGTCATTATTGTGTCTTTTGGTTTAATAATTATTCTTGGTTTTTCGAATATTTTCGAATCCATTATATTTATATTCCTCCCTTATACAGATTGACTATAATCTTCTTACCGGTATACTGTCTCACCATACATGCAAGATTGTCCGGCGCATCGTCATTTTCTGCCGTCTCAGTGTATTCCAATATCTGATTGATGTATTCCGGATCCGTACCTTCCACAAATTCAATCTGTGGCCAGTATGTCCTACCATAGGTTGATATCTTTATAAATTTGTTCATATCTTCATGATATGTTGATACATTTATTCCTCTGGTTGCCAATTCCTTCGCCAGGTAACCTTTGTCTGCGTTGCGTTCACAGTGTATGGTTCCAATCCGGTAAAACTTACAATAACCCACAATAGCGTCAAGGCAGTCATCAACGTGTTTGTCCCAGAGCTTCCCGAATGTAATGAATCTGCTGTTCAGCTTCTTCATCACTCCGAATGCCGTATAGTCACCACCTCCGTATGCTGCGTCTATATGGCCAATGCCGTTATGGATGTCTTCAACCGTGCCGTTATAAAACAGTGGTGGGCCAAAGAGCATATTCGTTTCTGCAATGTGCTTCAGTTCGTAGTTAGCCGCAAACAGTGCTGGTGTCATTTTCTTTCTAATCTCCGCAAGCTCACCCTTGTCTATCATGCCCGTGGTGTAGCAGTCGTATTTTGATATGTTGGGCATTAGGCTGAATGCATCCTCTTTGTGCCATGGTGTCCCGGTATTAATGAACCGCCCGCCTCTGTTCTTGACGTTCTGCAGCTCCATATACATTTTCTTTATTCGTTCACGTTCTGCCCTACTTACTCTATCATTGATATTAACTATATCATCTGTCATTATTATGTCTGCATGCTTACCGGTAACACTCGTTTTGATTCCGAGACCTACCAGCTGAGAAGCACCCTTGCTACCCTGTTTCAGGTTGGTATTGATTTCGGAGGATGTCTCCTTAGTAAGCTCCAGGTCAACCCCATACAACACTTTTACTATTTTTCTGATCACTACACTTTTCATAGCCTTGCCCACCTGCCAAATTATCTCGGACACATCTGTATCTGTCTTCCTAAAAAATAATATGTTCAGATGTGGAAACAATATCATAATGAAAATTATCGCCAATGACAAGCAGGTGGTTTTAAAGGATCCGCGGTGCGCCTGAAGCGTCTGGTCCTTGGTGCCAAAAACAAAAGATCTTATCCATTCGTTATTGAGTGGAATCAAGTCTTTAAATCCAAGCCAGTGACCTATTTTATATGGCTCGTTGTAAATAAGGTCAAGATATATCTTTTTTTCCCCTGATATTCCTATTTTTTCATCTTTTCCTTTTCCCATAATTCTTTTACATATGCTTCCATTTCAACCGCACCCTGCTCTATATTTGCGTTCATATCTACATGTAGTTTGTCTGTCGGTTTTTCTCCCACAAGATCCCTTATAGAATTAAATGCACCTACATCTCCCTTGATAGCTTCCGCGTAAAGAGCTGTGATCAGCGCCATCTGGTTATCCATATTATCCGAATCTATTCCGAGGATTTTCATTTTGTTCTTCAATTCTTCCGGTTTTACCTTAAGCGTCAGAAGCATTTCCATCTGTTCCCGCATGGCCTTTCTCCGTCTCCTGAATTCTCCGGAAGCTTTGCCGGCTTTTTTTGCCAGTTCTCGCCGTTCCTCCACGGTTTTTCGATCAAATCCGTGTTCTTTTATATTATCATATCCACTCATTCAAATTCACCTATCCAAAAACCACTCATATTCTTTCTCCTAAAACAAAACGTCCGGGAGTGCCTTGCCGTGTAAATTTATAAAAAGAAATATTATCCCATATATTCATTAAATCACAAAAATAAATATTTTGTCAAGTATATTTATTGGGTTGTAGGATTAGTTGCAGTTGTATTGTTGCACTTTATAAAAAAGTGCAACGCATACAACTGACAACTACTATATCGAATACAACTGGTTGTATCGGAGTTGTATTGACAGTTCTGTATCTCTTCCCGTCTCCCAGA